AATTGAACCTGTTGGGCGGTAGGAGAAGCTCCAGCACCAGTAGTATAAGAAAGCATAGGGTTCAAACCCGCAGCTTCCATATCCTTAACCTGAGTCTGATAACGAGAAGCATACTGAGCAGCAGACCAGGTGTTGTTTTGCTGAGCAAGATCAGCATTAGCCTGATTAGTATTGGATTGTCCCAAATAAGACAAACCGCCAGCAACAGCAGCACCCCACGGAAAACCAGAAGTAGCAGAAGTAGCAGTAGAAACCACATCGTCTATAAAAGACATATCAACCCCCAGTTGGAATAAATTGTTGAATGAGATAAACCATCATAAAGACAGCCAACACAAAAGCAACAAAAGCAATTAAATCTTTCACATAGACCCCTTACCCTATGCAAATCTATCGATTTGCACAGGGCGATAGTTTTTAGAAATGATCGATCAAACCGGGCACAGAGTACAACGGCATTGGACGAGCAACACGATTATTAAAAAAAGTATCACACAAAAACTGCTGACCATTAGCACCAGAACCAACAGCAACAATACGTGAAATAGGAGGATTTTCCTGAATAAACGTAGAGTTCAAAGTAGGCAAAGAAGTAAATTTCTGAGCCAAATGCCAACCATCTATAGTTCCAGCAGAAGTAGACTTAAACAAACCAGTAATCAAACTGGGGTTATAACGATATTCCGCCCAACGCTCTTGATAACCGAACACGTTATTGTCGGTGGAAGTACCAGTAACATAGATCTCTTTATTAAGAACGGCTTGCTCACCAAGCATTGCGAACGCAGGGAAGTAAAAGTCATAACGCGTGGAACGAGACCACATACGACGTAAACCCTGTTGATACGTGAGGTCAGCTCTAACACTAACCAAACCGACGATAACCCCGTGTTCAGTGAATGATTGCGTAAATCCGTGACCATTTGCAAGACCTGTACCCATCGCTGCCAAATTGCCAAGCGGTGTAGACGTACCAGACGCATTAGTGCCCGAAGTCTGGGCAATCGGGTTAATTTGAATAGGTGTAGAACCACCGCCAAGATACTCAGGACGTTGTAAACGAGCATCGGGAGAGACAACACCAAAATGGGCGCGAACAATCTCCGTGTAACGTGTACCACCACGGGCATCCCTTTCAAGTAATTTCTGAATCTGAAATGATTGACGAAGTTGATTAATAGTCGCAGAAGTAGCAGAAGACAAATCAGCATACAAACTAAAAGCAGCAGGGCTAGTAGAAGTAGTAACAAAGGTAGGATTACCAGCATTATTAGTAGCTAAAATCTGAGAAGCTCCAGTACCAGCATTAAAAATACCAACAGCATTAACAGTAGCTTCACCACTCCAAGCAACAGGAGCAGAAGTACCTAAAGGTAAAGAAACAGCAGTACCCTTCTGAGGCCAAGGTAAAGCAGAAGTAAAGTAATCGTGACGCTTACCACGCTTTAACAAAGTGTAGTCAACCGGATTATCAGGGCCATCACTCTTATTTACAACTACACTACCTTGCAAATTCTGATCACGAAACCATTCATTCCAAATCAAATTATACGCACGTAAATGCAAGGCAGAATGAGAAACAGTAGAACCGGAGGTAACTTGACCAACAGTAGGCAAACCCATGTAGTCCTGCAAAGAACCAACTGCATAACCACCAGCTGGAGAAACTTGTTGTGGAATCACATAAGAAGTCGAATCACCAGGATTATCCTGTTGACCCATAAACTTCTGCCAATTATTCCAAATCAAACGATTCGGTACAAAAAAGAAAAATGAATCAAGATACAAATTATCCATCGTAGGATACAAAGGCGTAGCCAAACGAGTAAAAGCAGTCATTGACAAATTAAATGTGTCACCTGGCAAAACCTCATCAACATAAACAGGTACAAGGTAACCAGCATCAAACGTAGTCTTATGAGCAGTTTGGATGTTAAAACTAGAACGAGGAATATCCGCTTTGGGAACCATAGCGAATTGGTGTGTAGACACCGATTGGTTGCGATGCATAAAAACTCCAAAAAAAAAGGGGCCGAAGCCCCGTGTTTAAGAAACCTTGACTTGCTTACCCAAAGCTAACTGCTTTGGAGTCACGTGGCACTCGATAATACCAGTAGAGTCATCAAAGGTACCAAGCTCAAACAAATCAAAATCATCAGAATGATGAAACATCTGATTGTCATCAGCCTGACGGTTGACTTCATCAGAAAAAGAACGGATAGCCAAACCAACAGAAGGCACAAACAAAGGGCGACCGAAGGCATCAGCAGCGCGATCTTTAACGGAACAAATGACATTAATCATGCGTTTTCTTTCAAATAGTTACGAACAAACTCAAGTTGCGAACCTACTAAGATCTCTTTAGCTTTCAAAAGTCTTAGCAACTTAGCGGCATGAACTATATCTCGAATTTCCATCAACTGTGGTTGTTTTTTCTGATCTAAATGTTGAACATCATAGTCAGAAGCTATGGGCAAATTATTCATTCAATACTCCGTTTCAACTTAGAAAATTTTGCGGCCTGAACTTGCTCTTTAACAGCAAGGCGTTCGTCTGTGTTGTCTTCATATCTGTCAACAGCATCAAGGAATCGTTCAAACTGTAAGGCTTCGAAAGCCTCAGGATAGTCTTGTGCGAATTTCTTGTCATAGAACTTAGGAGGACGAGCCTCCCGACCATTAATCACGACATAGTCATGAGGATAGATATCAGACGTGTATTTCTCATAAAAACCATATCCGATACCCGGCTTAAGGGACATACGATTAAACTCAGGAACGCGCTCCTTTATCTCACCCGTCTCCATATCAGTAGTCTCATAATGATCTCCAACACCCTTACCAGTGCGTTTTTTCATCACATAACGAGCTACATACGCAGCGGATTCAAAAGTAACATCACCAATGGAACTATAACCAAAAGGCCATAAATCTTCCAACAATTTCGATCGATAAATGAGAGCACCCGAAGGAGTGCGTTTCCACAAAGTCCGATCAGGAAAGTTAAATCCAAAAATGCAAGCATGAAAATGAGGCCTTTCAAATTTGTCACCATACTCACCGGCCATATAAAACCGGATCGTTGAATCCTTAAAGCGTTTACGAAAACGCTTCATAAACTTCTGATAATCACCATAATTCAGAGAACGGTCAGATGGACAATGATCATTGTCATAAGTCAAAGTAATGAAGCAGTTTTCAGCATGAAGACTAGCTTCATGCATACAGCGTACCGCCCACTGGCGGCTACGCTCAAGGCGACACCCCTGACATTGACCGCAAGGCAAAGAAAGGGAACGAACTACATCCCCCTTCCTCTCACTAAATATGATTGAACCATCCGAAGTTTGATAAGCCTGTAACGGATGGAAACAAGCCATGATTAAAGACGAATACCACCACGCATAGGAGGTGGAGATACATTGTGACCCATAGTATGCGAAGCATGTTTATGGAAATGACGAGCAGATTTGTGTTTAGACACAGCTTTACGAGATAGCGGTTTCATAGATTACTCCAAGGTCAGTTAAAAAGGTGTCACCTAGCACAGTTAACATCAAGTAGAAGACTGTGCTACCCCGCCACCTTCCGGTGCGGGGTTGGTTGCGACTGGCGTCGCAGGTACGAGGCCAAGCTTTTCAGCTTCGGCACGATTGTTATCGTCAGAACAAAAATCAACAAACGCTCCAGCGTCATTGTTAAAACGAGTACGAATATCAGCAGGAAGCTGCATAAAAGCCGCATCAGCGGCAATAACCGCATTCAAAGCGGTATGGTAATCAGTAGCTCCAGTAAAGTCGCCATATTGAGGCATACGAACACCATTAGGAAGCTCACCAGTAAGACCAAAACGCTTAACAATAGTGTTAATGTCACACTCATCACGGGCATGTTGTTGAGCCAAAGATTCATCCAAACACTCAAGAGCACATTCGTTAGAAGCCTCCATAGTGTCATAGTTGTACGGAGTACGAAGAAAAGGCACAGAAATTTTCATAAAATTCTCCAAAAAAATCATCGTTTATTACGATAAGTTGAACGGCCGACTTCACGGCCATGTTGATCACGAACAATATCAGTATGCTCCTCAGAGGTTTGTTTACCTTGTCGCCAAGGAAGAAACTTATCAACCCATTCAGATGATACATCTGAAAGAACCTTTACCTCACGAGCAGTAGTACCAATAAAACCAGTACGCACCATTGCATCATACTCAGCACGAGTTATCAAACCCTCAGCCTCAAGTTTTTTAGCAGTTGCATTCAAAACATTGCGCTTCATAACCTCAGTAGAACCCTGTTGAGCCATAAGAGCAGAAGACTCAGCCAAATTGATATAAGCAGCACGCAAACGAGTTTGCTCATCATCAAGATTACGAGTCTCTTTATGAATTTTCTCAACAGTAGCATCAATCTGATTAGCCATCTTATCGGCTTGATTAGCAGACGCAAAAGACTGAACAGCACCCGAAGTAGAACGAACAGCGTCGGCAGCAGAAGACATAGGATTCTGAAACTGAACTTGTTGGGCAGTAGGAGCAGAACCAGGACTCTGACCATAAGCCAACATAGGA